CCATTACCAGGTGGTAGAGGTGAATATACAACAGTATCTTCAGTTATGTACGAAGACCCAGGAGTATTATCTACAGACCCAGCTCAAGCAAAAGAATGGTCCGGAGATGAAAGAACTTGGAGAGATGTGTATTCACAAAAACCAGTAGAATATTTAGAAGCTATATCTAAAGGTTTGGACCCAGTATGGGATTCAGAACTAAAGAAATATGTTTATGATGACCCTAACGCGGTACAAAATACTACACAAACAACAACTTTAGGTAGTAAAGACCCACAAGCAAACGACCCACAAGACGAAGATTTACCATTTTAACTAGGAGATATGGCATTGAAAAAAAGAACATTTTCCGACTTAAAAAACAAGTTCTCAAAGAAAGCTAACTTTAAACCAGAAAGATTTTTTGATTTAGGGAAAGCTTTCCTTGATGCTACTGGGTTACCAGGTCCAGCGATGGGTCACCTACAAATGTTTTTAGGACATTCGGATACAGGAAAAACAACTGCTTTAATAAAAGCTGCTGTAGATGCACAAAGTAAAGGAATTCTACCAGTTCTAATAATTACTGAACAAAAATGGGGTTTTGAACACGCTAAACTTTTAGGTTTTGATTGTGAAGAAGTAGTGGATAAAACTACAGGTGAAATAGACTGGGACGGATTTTTCTTATTCAATAACGACTTCCAGTATATTGAAGAAATTACAGATTATATAAATACTTTATTAGACGCACAAGATAAAGGTGAGTTAGAATATGATTTATTATTTTTGTGGGATTCAGTTGGTTCAGTACCTTGTAAAATGACGTTTGATGGTAAAGGTGGTAAAATGCATAATGCGGCCACACTAGCGGATAAAATAGGTATGGGACTAAACCAAAGAATCGGTAAATCCCGAAGACAAGATTCGAAGTATACTAACACACTAGTCGTAGTGAATCAACCATGGGTGGAGTTACCCGATAATCCTTTTGGACAACCTAAAATTAAAGCAAAAGGGGGTGAATCCTTGTGGTTAAACTCTACTTTAGTATTTAGATTCGGTAACCAAAAAAATGCTGGTACAACCAACATTTCAGCTGTTAAAGAAAAAAGAAAAGTGAAATTTGCTACTAGAACTAAAATAACCATTATGAAAAACCATGTTAATGGTTTGGGTTATGAGGACGGAAAAATACTTATAACACCACATGGATTTGTAGCTGGTAGAGAAGCTAGTGAAGAAAAAAAATCAATAGAAAAATATAAACAAGAAAACGCTATTTTTTGGTCTGAACAATTAGGCACAGGTGGTGATTTCGATTTAAAAATAGAAAAAGAAAATGACTAAATTAAAAACAGGAGATAAGGTAAAGGTACACTACGTTGGTACGTTAAAAGACGGTTCACAATTTGACAACTCAAGAGACCGTGGAGAGGGGTTAGAATTTGCTATTGATGATGGTAAATTACTAAAAGGATTCAATGATGCAGTTAAGGATTTAGGTGTGGGTGAAAAAACTACAATAGATATTAAAGCACCAGAAGCTTATGGTGAATATGTTACAGAAGCTGTAATAACAGTTAAAAGAGAAGAATTCCCACCTACTATGGAATTTGAAATTAATGGATTTATCCAAGGACAAGATAATCAAGGTAGACCAGTCCAAGGACAAATTGTTAAGATTGAAGAGGCTTCGGTTAATTTAGATTTAAACCATCCTTTAGCTGGTGAAGATTTAAATTTTGAGATTGAATTGTTAGAAGTTGTAAGTTAGAAATTGTTTAACCCTTTAAATTAAAAATGTGACCCGTACTTTATTGGTAGATGGAAATTCCTTACTAAACACAGGCTTTCATGGTATTAAAAATTTATATAATGGTGATGACCACATAGGTGGGTTATACCATTTTTTAAACACCCTTAGAAAACACATAGATGCATATTTTATAAGTAAAATAGTTGTATTTTGGGATGGAAAAGATAATATTAAACCACGTGTAGAATTTTATCCAGAATATAAACTTAATAGAAGATTAAAAACTAAATCTGTAGACGAGTTAGACTCGTATAGTAAACAGAAAATCCGCACACAAGAATATTTAGAAGAATTATATGTTAGACAAGCTACCTTTGGTAATTGTGAAGCGGACGACTGTATAGCTTATTATTGCAACCAGTCCCCAAAAGAAGAGATTATAATACTTACTTCTGATAGAGACTTACTACAATTAATAGATACAAATGTGTCTACACATGTAATTTCTTTAAATAAACTTTTTAAATATGGTGAAAAAGTACCATTAAATGGTGTCTACATACCACACACCAATGTAAGGTTAGCCAAAACTATATGTGGTGATTCTTCGGATAATATATATGGTATAAAAATGGTGGGGATAAAATCTTTAATAAAAATACATCCTCTGATATCAGAAGAGGAGGTAAGTTTAGACGAACTAATTACAACCATCAGTAAAAAAGATAAAAAAACCAAAAAGGAAGAAAACATCCTTTACGGTGTCAGTCAAAAAACAAATCAAACAACAAATAACAAAAATTTATTACACACAAATTATAAAATAATAGGTGTGGGAGAACAATTCTTAACACCAGAAGCAGTTGAAGGTATAAAAGAATTAGCTAAAGAAGCAATAGACCCAGAAGGGAGACATTGGAAAAACGCTTTAGGCTTGATGATGTCAGATGGAATTCTTAATATTTTACCTAAGAAAGACGATTCTTGGGTGGATTTCGTTAGACCATTTTTAAGATTAAGTAGAATAGAAAAAGATTTTTATAAAAACAAAAATAATTAATATGAAAACAAGAACAGACAACACACAAAAATGTGAATTTTTACTAAAACTAGAAGACAATATAGTATGTCAGAGATTTTTTAGTGTTAGAAATTTTAGTAATAAAGCCACAAATTCACTAAATTTACACCACACGGTAACATCCATTGTAGATGAGATGATTGATAAATTAAAGTTAAAAACTTTATTTTTATTAGAAAGTAATTATAAAGAGAACGCCGCGGAATTAGAACAAAAAGAAGAGTATTTTACGATAACAATTAAAAAAGGAAAACACTCTGTATACCATAGAAGCTTCCGTGCCGACCTCTATCCCCCGAAAGTAAGATACACTGTAGATATTAGACCACAAATATCCCAAATCCTAAGGGAACTGACATACACACTGTCAACAAAAAAAGTTATAACTAAATACCAAGATTATAGCTTACTTGTAAGTGAATAAGGTATTTATTAAAAAAGAAATTATAAATGAGTGATAGAAAAAATTTTGGGTATCTAGGACATTCCTTCCAACTAAAACTAATAAATTTAATAATAACAGATAATCCATTCTTTAATACAATTATAGATGCGATTCAGTCAAAATATTTTGACAACCAGTATTTTAAATTAGTTATGCAATTAATAAAGGAATATCACGAAAAATATCAAACAGCACCCTCATTTGACGCACTTGACCAACTAACACGTATAGAAATTTCATCAGAAATGGCACAAAAATACATTTTTGATATGTTGAGAGAAATTAAAGAAGCTTCTTTTGAGGACCATCTTTTTATTAAAGAAAAATCACTAAATTTTTGTAAACAACAAGAATTAAAAAAAGCTATTACTAAGGTTGAAAATATAATGGAAAAAGGAGACTTTGAAAATTATGATAAATGTGAAGAATTAATAAGAGACGCTATTAAAATAGGTGACGGTGACGTTGGTAGTTTTGAAATTTTTACAGAACTAGATAAATTATTGGACGAAGACTATAGGCACCCAATCCCAACAGGGATAGATGGTTTAGATAATATATTAAATGGTGGTTTAGCAAAGGGAGAAATTGGTGTTGTACTCGCTCCTACAGGTGTTGGAAAAACAACTATGTTAACTAGATTTGCGAACACAGCCTTTAATATGGGGTATAATGTATTACAAATATTTTTTGAGGATAACCCTAAAATTATACAAAGAAAACATTTTACTTGTTGGACTGGTATACCTAATGATGAATTATCTGAACATAAAGAAACAGTTTTAGATAAGGCAGATGAAATGAAAAAAACCGGTGGTAGATTAATACTTAAAAAATTACCATCTGATGAAATGACAATTCTCCAAATTAAAAACCAAGTTAGAAAAATTATTTCTGAAGGTACTAAAATAGATGTAGTATTAATAGACTATATAGATTGTATACTACCAGATAGGTCTTTTAATGATGAATGGAAAGGTGAAGGTTCTGTTATGAGAAAATTTGAAGGTATGTGTCATGAGTTAGATATAGCGGGTTGGACTGCCACCCAAGGTAATAGGAGTTCTATATCTGCTGAGGTGGTCACTACAGACCAAATGGGGGGTTCTATTAAAAAAGCACAAGTAGGTCACGTTATAATATCAGTTGCAAAAACACTACAACAGAAAGAATTGGGATTAGCTACAATAGCTATTGTTAAATCCAGATTAGGTAGAGACGGTATTATTTTTGAAAACTGTAAATTTGATAATGGTACCTTAGAAATTGATACCGAAACTACACAAACTTTCCTTGGTTTCGAGGAAGAAAAAACTAATAGAAATAGAGAAAGGGTTGCTCGAGCCTTACAAAGAAGAGAACAAATAATAAATAAAAATAATTAACAAAATAAAAAATATGGAAGTATCAAATAAGATTCTGTCGGATATAACTGTTTACATGAAGTACGCAAAATATCTACCTGAGTTAAATAGAAGAGAGTCGTGGGA